AGATTGAGGAGGAAGGGCTTCACGACGTTGATGAGGGCCATGCTGCACCTTCATGAATGAGGGAAGCCGGCGCCTTGTGAGCGCCGGCCATGAACAGCAGTCCTCAGAGACCGTCGCGGTAACCGACCGTCTCAGGATAGACCACCTCCAGCACGCCGAGGCGGCCGAAATAGGTGGTGATCTGGTACAGGGAGCGATACTCCAGCGGGGTGCGCTGAAGCGGCGTCATGGGGAAGCGGACGCGCATGGGGTCCTTGGTGTAGGCCACCATGCGGTTCGCAGTGGTGTCATCGCCCTGGGTGCCGCCGGAGCCGGCGCCATTCAGCCACTTCAGCGGCTGGATGTTGAGCTTCTGCCCGTTGGACGCGGCGAGGTTGTTGTCCCGCAGATACTGCAGGATCGACAGGTTGCCGGCGTTGGAGACCTTCTGCGACACGAGGTAGCTGTACTTCTTCGGGGGAAGCCGCAGCTCGGTCGGGATCACCGCCCACGCGGAGGCCGCCCACACGCTGGACAGCAGCTCGTTGACGTCGGCGAGGATTTCGTCCGGGGTCTTGTTCTCCCAGAGCGGGCTCGACGCGGCGCCGTTGGCGACGTTGGTCACGTTGGTGACGGAGGTCGCGTTGACGAGGCCGGTCTTGCTCAGCGAGGAGTCGCCGATATAGACCTGCTCATCGACGTCCATGTTGTGCTTGAGGCGCATGACCTCGAACTTCTGGGCGTCGACGGGGCGGCCGAGCTTCTGCGCGCTCTCCAGCTCCGGGATGGTCCAAGAGACTTCCTGGCCCCAGAGATAGAGGGGATTGGCGGTCTTGCCGATGTCCAGCGACACGCTGGAGATGGCATTCGCATCCTTGCCGATCCACGACTTGCCGCCCGCGGTGATGCCGCCAGCCGCCGCGAAGGACGAGTTGGTGAAGCTGGACGTCTCATCGGCGATGGACACGTCCTCGCGCAGGTCGATGTCGCGGCTCCACGTCACCGACACCAGCGGCATGTGGAGGGTCTGGTCCAGACGCTCCAGTTCGCCGATGAGGAATGCGCCGGTACCGTCCACGGTGCGCCGGTCGAAGGTGAGGCCGGCGTCGCGGGTGCGAGCGCGGATCAGAGCGGGGCGGGACGGGGTGAACGCCGTCGCCCCCGCGAGTGCATCACGGAAGTGGAACATGAATGATCTCCAGAGGGAGGCGGGTTGGAGGCGTTCAGCCGGGCCCGGGGTGAGGTCAGATGTTGTAGGCGATCTCAACGATGCCGCCGGCGTCGGCCGGGCCGGTGAAGAACGCGCCGGTGACCAGAACGGCGGTGCCGCCGCCCGCCGGCGAGGTGGACGTGACGATGTCGCCGACGGCGACCGAGCCGCCCGCGGTGGTGACCACGTAGACCTGGCCGCCCTTGGCGGCGGTGCCCAGCTTCAGGGTGGCCATGATGTAGCCGCGGCGGAGCACGTCACAGATGCCCGAGGTAGGCGGGGTGGAGGTGCCCAGCCCGTCGGTGCCATTGCCGGAGGTCGGGAAGGGACGCACCAGCATGCCGTAGACCACAGTCCCCGCGTCACCGGAGGCAACGGGCTGGATCTTCCCGGTCACCAGCTTGACGAAGGTGCCGTAGGCAGTGGGATAGGTGCTCGCGTCGATGAGTTCGGGAAGGATCGTCGCGTGCTCGACACGGTTCACGGCGCCGGGCACTCCGGCAGCCATGCGGTAGGTGATTGCATTACCCATGGTTCAGTTTCCTTGGCTGAGGGAGCGCTTCAGGACCGCGAGGCCCAGAAGTCGGCGTTGGCCTTGTTGATGTCGGCGATGGAAGACACCTGCACCTTGCTGGCGTCGCGGGTTGCCTTCTCGTGGCCGATGAAGGCGTTGTTGGCCGAACGGGCCAGTTCGGACGCGCCGATGAAGGCGGCCGTGGCGGCATCGCAGGTCATGGCCTTGACCGCATCCGCATCGCGGGCGAAGGGCTGGACGAAGCCGGCCGAACGATCGCTTTCCAGCGCGAGGGTCATGGCCTTGCGGCGCATCGCGCAGAGGTTGTCGCGGACCTTCTTGGCGCCGGGCTTGGCGTCGAAGGTTGGAAGGCGGATGCCGGGAACCAGCATTTCGGCTCGGGCCAGCACGTCGGAGAACTCCTCCTGCAGCTTGGTGGAGTCGACGGTCTTGCCTTCCTTGACGTCGCCCTCGTTGAGGACGTCCTCGTCGACGGTCTTCTCGGGCTCCTTCTTCTCTTCGTCCTTCTTGTCGTCGGGCTTGTCGCCCTCCTCGTCGCCCGTCTTTGCGGGCGAGGCCAACTTGCCGATAGCCTCCACGACCTGCGCGAGCGTCTGCTCGATCTTGGCGAAGCGCGCCTCATTCGGGTCGGACGCAGGATCGGGCTCGTCCTTAGCCGGCTCGTTGCCCTTGGCCTCGCCGGCGCCGTTGAGGTGCACGTGGACGTGGGTGCCACCCTCGCCGGGATCCTCGTCCATCACCTCCCCCTCCTTGAGCAGGTTCTCGAACTCTTCGTCACGAGCCTTGAAGGCGGCCCGGATGCGGTCCGCGAAGCTCTTCCGCTTGCTCATAGCTTTGTCTCCGATTGAGCACCGTGGTCCGCACCGGCCGTTCTCGACCAGAGCGACGTGGTTTCCGATGATGTTGTGCTGCCGGCCCCGGCCCGGGGCGGTTTGCTCATAGTCGGCGTCATAGCCGCATGAGACCTCGACCTTGCCATCCAGAACGGCCTTGATGGCGTTCGCGTCCTTGATGAACAGGTCCGCGACGAGACAGTCCGACCAGATGCCGTCGCCGCGCCGGGGATTGTGGACCTCGCCCTTCGCGAGGGCGGCCCAGTTGTCCGGATTGACGTCCTCGTCGGGATGGTCGTCCGTCACCGGCTTGCCGGCGAAGGATGCGATGGTCTTCGGGTCGAAGACGTCGGCCTCGGAGCGATCGATCCGAATAATGCCGTCCTGCCCGGCGTCAATCGGCACCTCGCCCGGGCCATAGGTCATGACGCCGGTGCGCGCGATCGGCACGTTCTCGCAGACCAGAAACCCCTCTGGGGTCTTGTAGCGGGTCTCGCCGAGCTTCTCGGTGACGTACCACATGGCGCGCCGATCAGGCGCTCACGACGCCGAGCTGGGCGGAAATCCATGCCCCATCGGCGAAGCAGATGAACACCGCGCGCTTCGTGTTGGTCAGCGGGACGCCGGTGCCGGTCGCAACGCCGTCGATGGTGTCGGTACCAGCGCCGAACAGGCGCGCGGCCGCGGCGCCATCATTCATGATGACAACGAAGCGCCCCGCCTTCGCGGCAGGCAGGAGCACGGAATCATCCGCATTGGCGCACACGGTGACGCGGTTGAGCTGCGCGGTCAGAGCGCGCGCGGCGGCTTTGGTGCCACCGGCGTGCGCCGTGATGCCGGTCTCCGAGGATCCCTGAAGGAAGGTGCCGGCGGCGATCGTGGAAACCGCGGTGACGTTGCCGAAGTCACCGACCGCGGCCTGGGCCTTGCCCTTGCGGACATAGGGATTGAGAGACATGGCTTGGAGCTCCAAGAAAGGTCGGTTACGGTTCGCGGATGCAGGATCTGCCGAAGCCCGATCCCGTCCTCCTCGTGGAGGAGTTGCGCGACCGCGCCCGCGAGACGGCGGCCGAACTCAACGAAGACATTCCAGAGGTGGCGTTGCAGATTGGGGCGGCGAGGAAGTTCACACCTCAGGACACGCTCGAATGGCAGGCCGCCGATTGCATCGAGGACCTGCTAAAGCAGATCACCAAAGACGAACGCGCACCTCCTCGCGGGATTTCACATCGGAAATCTTGATGATTTGGCCAATTCGGCCCGCAGAGATGTTGTATTCGTTTGACAATGCTTGCTTTGATACACCCTGGTAAAACTTCTGCAGGATATCATTATCCCGGATGGCATTCTTTCTAGTAGCCCAACGCCGACGAACATTTAGATTTCGTCTGTATTCTGCATACTTCAAAATGATCTCTGCGTTCATTTTACTTTCACTCCGGAATGACCACGTCGGGCCAGCACCGGCAGCGGTAGATGCACCCGGCGTGCGCTCGGGCACCGCTGCGACGATCTGCAATAGGAGGCGAATCCCACCGGATGAACTCGCCGTTCAAGATCCGATGATCCTCGCGAACGTCGCTGTCGCCAGAAGTCCGCCACCAGTATCCGGGCGATCCCACATGCTCGGCGCGCGCCCGGGTCAATTCCGTGGCCGTCCGGCTCACCTCGGTGCGCGCGATCAGCATCGCCCGGGATTCCGACACCTCGCCGGTGCGCATGATCTCCTTGGCGATCTCCGCCGGGCGCGTGCCCTGGACGATGCCTTCCGTGGTGAGCTTCCGCACTCGGTCCGCGGCCTCACGCGGGATGGACGTGATGAGATCGACTTGGTCTTCCAGCCGCTGGCGCATCATCGCGCCGGTCGGGGCCGTCTCAATCTCCTTCCGAAGAGCCCGCCCCATCTTGCGGGACACCTCCATCCACGTCGTTTCGTCGCGCGCCGCGACCTCGGCGACCATCCTCGCGCCCACAGCCTGAGCCCAAGGCGCTGCCGTCTCGGCATATTGGCGGAGCAGGCTTTCCAGCGTGCGTGCCGTCTCAGGCTTCTCAGGGTCGTAGACCCCGCGCACCAGATTATCGATGTGCCTGGCCAACTGGCGCAGGCGGTCCACATACCCGCGCTCAACCTTGCGGGAGCGCTTGAAGTTCGCCTTCTCCGGGCTGCGCCGATCCAGCGTCAGAGGGCGAAGGGCGCCCCCCTCACAGAGAGGGCACATCGCCGATTTTCTCCGTCAGGTTGGGAGCATCCGGCGCCGGCTTGAACCCACGCCCTACGGCTCCCATGATCTTCTCAGCGTGGGCCGGATCAATCGGGAACGCAGTGGTGAGGATCTGAAGTGCGCTTTCCCGAGGGATTGCGCCCGCCGCGACCTGATTGACCAGATCGATCATGCTCGTCACCTGTGCGCCGTTCAAACTTACCTCGGCGAGGCCATCGGGGCCGGGAGGTGCAGATGTCTCAGTCGGCGCCAGACCATTGCTCGACAATTCAGTCTCCGGCGGCGGGGGCGGCTCGGCCACGGCCGTCGCGATGTCCTCGTCCGTGATGTTCGACCACACGCCGGTCACGTCCGCCGACTGCCGCAGCTCCTTCATCGCGGTCGGGCGATCCACCAGCCCGGAATCATAGGCCTGCGTCACCGCGTTCGTCACGCCGACCGCAATCGTTGCCTTCTCCGTGTCGCTCATCTGCCAAAGCGGGTTGAACGAGAAGCCAAACCCCTCCGGCGGTGCCCGCCCGATCTTGGATCGATACGTCAATTCCACCAACTTCGACATGCCACGTTCCAGCTTCGCGTTCTGCTGCTGGGAGATCATGTCGTAATAGGTGCGGATGTCGCTTTCGCCGGTGGAGTTGAGCCCGGCCGGCGACTGCCCGAAGAGGCGCACCAGCGGGATCTGCAGCGATCCGGAGATCTGCTGGGCGAACTGCACCAGCACATCCGACAGGCCGGAGAAGGTGTAGGAGTGCGCCTCAAACTCATCCTCGCCATCAAGAAGCGTCAGCCCCTCATTGGTCTGCATGAGACGGATCATCTCGAACTGCTTCGTCAGCGCCTGCTCCAGCGCTCCGCCGGCCGCCAGGATGCTCCGCAGGTCCTTCACCTTCACGGTCCGCAGGTGTGCCTTGAACACCAGTTGGGCAACGCCCGTGCTCGTGCTGTCGAACGCGACCATGCGGTCATAGAGGCGCTCCAGAACGGAGAGCCCCCAGCCGTTTTCCGTGATCCGCTGCCAATAGGGCAGGTCCACGCCGTCGATCCGGATCACCCGGCTATAGTGGATGCGCTTTCCGCTCAGCGCCGGCGCGTTCGCCGTCACGTCGTAGAAGACCGGCTTCCCGAGGTCCGGGCCGAACTCGGCGACGGTGTTCTCCAGCGTCGGCTGGACCATCCACCGGTCGAGCACAAGGAGCCCCTTGAACTGCCCCTTCCCAACCCGGTCCATCAGCAGCGGCGATGAGACGTCCTGCCCATCCACCAAAAGCACAGCGATGGCGCCACCGTAGAGGCGGGACCATTTGATGGTTTCCTCCAGCGCCGACCAGATGCCAAGTTCCACGAGGCCGGCCTGCACCGTGGCGAGGTCTTCCGGGGTATCGTCCGATTCCAGATCGATGCCGGCCCGGACCATGTCCTCGGCGACGCAGTCGACCGCCTGGCCCACCAGCCAAGAGCCGCGGTACATGAACTCCAGCAGCACGCGGTTGCGCGTGATGGGGTTGAAGCCGTAGCTCGACGCCGAGTTGACGTTGTCCGTGCCAATGCCCAGGCGTGCGGCGACGTTCTGAAAGCTGTCCCGCGTGCCCTTGCTCATGGTCGAGACAGCTTCGGCCTCTGCGCGAGCCTGTGCCTTCTGCTGATCCCTGATCTGCGCCTTGCGGGCCGCTCGGTTCATTGGAAGGCCTTGATCCACTGGTTCGGGTCGAACCCGTTCGGGTCCAGCATCAGTTCGGTCAGGGCCCACACCGCCGCGTCCGCGCGATCCGGTGACCTGCTGCCCATGTACCCAGCCGTCGAGAAGTTGGTCAGTTGCTCTTCAAGCTCAGGAAACCGGCCGGCGTGCCTGACCAGACTCCGCTCATAGAGCGAGGAGATCGGCTCCGCCCGGATCCATTTCCCCCGGGAAGCCGTGATGACCTTCACCGGGAGCGACTTGTCGGCCGTGAGCATGACGAACTCGACCATGGCGCCACCGAAGTTGATTTCGGCGATGACGCGATCCGCCCCCCACTTCTTCGCCAGCATGGCGACGCGATCGCCCCAGCCAGTGGGGCCATCTCGCACGGTTGCGTCTTCGAGGACCACGGCCGACCCGTCATCCAGCTTGCCGACCGCCACAATGCCGATTTCGTCGGACCGCTTGTCTTCCGGCGCCGATGCTCCCGAGGGGTCCACCCCGATCACGATCCGCCGCAGGCGATGGTCTCCGGGCTCGAACTTCTCGGCCCTGCTCTGCTCGAGCATGTCGAGCGTCCAGAGCGCGCCGTCGATCTCCGCGACGTACCGACCTTCAAGAAACCGCCGGCGCTGCTTCTCAGGCAAATCCTCAAGGCTGCGCAGGAACTCTTCCGAGAGGTTTCGCGCATTGTCCCCAGGATTGAGGAACATGTGCTCGAAGTCGCCGGGGTTGGACAGCGGCGCCCCGCTGATCGGGTCCCGCCCTTCGATGAACTCGCGATAGGTCCAATGGCCGGTGCCGGCCGGGTTGAGATCGTAAAAGGCCCGCTGCTTCAGCCCCGGCACCACCTGCGCCAAGCGCGTGCGGGCCACGAGGATCGAGCTATAAGGGATCTGCGAGCACTCGTTGAAATAGAG